TGGTTACGCTCAACTATTTTGTGGTTTGAGACTTGCTCTCCCGCTCTGCGGAAGCGCGTCTTCTTTCGAATTCACGTGCAAACTCATTCCAAACTATGGTAGTGTCCATGAACAATCGGTCTTGTCCTAGACCTCTCGTCCATCGTCTCTCCGCCTCAGGCGGATCGACATAGCCTTCAACCACGGCATTACCTGGCTTATATGTTTTGGCTTTTCGGGAAAGCACTCGCCAAAGATCTAAGATCTTCGACGAGCTCGGCTTCACCTCGTCCTCTCGGACGAGGAACGTGATTTTGTTAGGAAGGAGAGAACCTCCTTCTTCATCCTCCATCACTAGCTCCCAAATCTCCTCAATATCCGACCAGGTAGGTAGCACGTGTGGACTAAGTACTCTTAGTTTATCGTCGATTCTTGAGAAGACCTTTCGTAATGCTTCGGTATACGGATGCGTCACCCACTCTCGGAAGAATTCGTTGAACGCCGACACCGAAATGTCGTTGATCAACGGTCCTCCGTCCGTGAGATAAGAAGAGATAAACTTGTACCCCTTCTTAGCCCGGAGTCCGTCTCCTCGGTTATCCTCACCTTTCTTCAGCGGGCGATATTCGCCTACAGAATAATTGTATAAGGAACCGAACGGTAAAAGGGCTTCAAACCGCGTTACCTTCTTTATTAAGGCCTGTAAGATCACTTCCCAAAGATGGTAGGCAGCAGCCCACCATGATTGAGGGTGTCTTACCTTCCCTCCTGGGCCAACGGCAGTAAGCCATGTCTGCAGAGACATCGACCACACGCCTCCAGGACGGTGCAGGAACGCCGATAAACGACCGCAACGATTGCCTAATGCAAACCCAACTGGCAGTTGAGCCAACACTCGGTAACCGAAGCCCGCGAAGCGCGCTACAGACGCTAATCTAAGTTTACCAAACTTTAGATTCTTCCTTACTAACTCTTCTAGAGACCCCAGATGGCTTTGGGCCACTGAGACCTCCATTAGAGAAATTGGGGAAACGTCTGTCCCACGGACGTAAGTTCGCTTAGCGAACTCTAGAGTTAGGTTATTAGAAACCAAGCTTTTGGCAAGCCCGATCTCAACTCCAATCAACTCCATTATCCGCAGGTACTCCTGAGCAACGTCTTTGTCAGCAATGACAATATCGTCGCCAAGTACCGCGTACCACACAAACCACTCTCGTACACGCTTCACTCGGAAAGCCGCTAATTGCACGATCGCATGATGCGTCATCGCGAGCATAGCCCACGATGAATAAGCACCCATAGGTTGTCCAACAGCGTACCGGACCGAGTCGAAACCCAAGTTATAGCTTCTCGCTATACGAGGGAGCCGATACGACCGACCCACTAGGAGGTCAACCCATAGTCTAGATAATTCTGACCCCATTACTTGTTCCAAGATCATCTCTTGAAGAGCCACCGGCAACCGATCGGTTGCCGCTGACAAATCGTAAGATGCTACAAACGTCTTATTAGTATCCTGCATTCTCTTGATCAATCGCTCCACAGGAGCAATCTGATCGAAGGTTCCGTCGGTACTAAGCGGCCGTAGTCTTGAGAACAACCACTTATGCAATGGTAGCATAAGTGCTTGAGTCAGAATATCCACCATGGCAAATACCCGGATTTTCCCGGGTTCCTCCTTAAATCCAACTTTTCCGAGGGTCGTTACCGACCACCAGACCGAGAACAGACTTGACGTTACCGGGATTCCCCAATTGATGTGCCCTTTCAGGAACATCAACGGAGTCACCTTTGGGCCTTTCTGCTCCCTGAGATGGTCCTCAATCCTTTTCACAAAGGGTTTGAGGCCCCAAATCATCTCTAACCCATCGACCGCTTTCAACCAAGCGAAAACTTTCGCAAGGTATCGAGGTTCGAGCGCCCACCGGACTAAGTCCAGTGGGAAAGCTGCAACACTCGCGAGTCCACCCGAGTTGGGTGAGCTCTTTCGAATGTTTGGAATTAGATAAGGTGTTAGGTCCTTTGAAGGAACCACCTTCCATGACAGACCAGACGCGATCTGACCTGCTTCAAGAAAGTTGGGGATCCACTCTCGCCACTCTAACCAAAACGAAGAAGGAATTTCCTTCCCCGGATTAGTTATTGTTTTGAGTTTTAGACTACCC